AAAGAGCAGGCGGCGGAGCATCTGATTAAAGTCAGACTTAAAGGCGTTCAGGGTATCGCTTTCGAGGGTCAGTGGTAACTTTTTGCTCATTTTCGTATTCCTCCATTCAGTAGGTTATTGCTTCTTGAATCGTGACGACCACGCGGGGCATCTCCGAGTAGAACTTCCTGACCTGACAATCGACGATCTGAGTATCGTCGCGGTATGCGATGCTGTTCAGCGAGTCCGCGATTGCCTTCACGACGTTATCCATATCAGGTTTCTTCGTCGGCCGGATGACGTGTAGCGTCATGGCCTGCCGCTTTGATTTGCTCGCGCTCTTGGGGATGGAATAATATGCAGCGATTCTCATATCGAGCTGTACGTCGTCAGCAAAGCGGAGCTGGTGGCATTGGCGCTGGTATTCGAGTCGGACGAGGTTTTCATACTCGACAGTCCCTTTCGGGGTTATCGGCCTGTGGCCGTCCCCGACGAACCGAGGTCTGCCTTTTCCTTTCGGCTCGCCGGGGATCGTAAACTTAATCTTCATTGGTTCCTCCGCTTTCCGGCGCCGGTGTCCCGTTCGGCCAGTATTCAATGAGGTAGTCGTACGTGTTGCTTTTCCCGCGCTTTTCTCGTGCCTGCCTGACGGTGTAGCCGTTATCGACAAGGATTTTCGCAACGGTCAGCCGGTCTTCGACCTTGTTGATTTTCACTCTGCTCATAGTTCGCCCTCCATGAACTCGCGCATGCGGTCGTTCCGTTTGGCCGCCTCAGCCTTTCTCCACGAGATTCCCTCGAACGGGATCGGAACACACATTTCAAAGATCCGATCATAAATCCGTGAGTACCGTGCATCTTCCTCATTGAGCATGTCTACAATGTTCAGGTTGGTCGTGAGGATTAAGGGCTTCTTCGACAGATATCTGGCGTCGATGATGTCGTACACCTTTTCCAAAGCGAAACTGGTATCACGCTCAGCTCCAAGATCGTCGATGATGAGGAGCTTGGCTCTCATTATCCTTTGAATCTTTCTGTAGACGTCCTCGTCGAATCTTCTCATCTCATCGATGAGCCTAACGAACGATGTCATCACGACCGATATCCCTTGACTGAGAAGCTGATTTGCGATGCAGGCAGCGCCAAATGTCTTTCCAGTTCCGACAGAGCCATACAAGATCAAGCCTTGTCTCTTTTCATACATCTCGTCGAAGCGGTCGGCATAGCTCTTGAGCAGCTTATGGCATTTTGCGTTTTTATCCTTGATGATGAAATTGTCGAATGTCGCAGCTTTCAGGCGATCATCCATAAGACTGAACTCGCGCACCAGTTTAATTGTTTTCTCCAGTTCTTTACGCTTATGTTCTTTTTCAAGCGCTTCCATCCTGCATTTGCACAGAGAAGGCACCTTTTTGGGGGCTTCATCGTCGGAAAACTGGACTATGGACTCACGTCGGTCTCCGCACTTTCCGCAAACGAGGAAGCCTTCATCGTCGTAGTAGTCTCCCATCTCGGCTCGATGGCTTTCCTGAGCTTTCTGTGCGATATCAGCAACGATTTCAGACATGCTGTTCATCAGTCTACCTCCATTTCTCAAACGGATTCACCCATGTTCCACTTTCAGTTGCAGGTGTTGTGCCAGTGCTTGGCTGATCGTTCTTGATGTAGTCCTTGAACGGATAGCCGGGGCCGAGGAATCGTTTTGGGTGCATAATGTATTCTTTTTCAGTCTTCTTTTTTCTGCACTCGGCAGCGTAGTTCTCACAAGCGTTCAGAAGGACAGCCTCGCTATAACCTTCTTTTCGCCGCGCCTGATACTTCTTGAATGTGTCAACCTTCCCGATCTTCCGTGGGTACGGTTTCCACCAAGTCTCGAAGTACAGCGGGTATTCAGGCTCAGCGGGTTCGACAGGCGGGTTACTATCTGGCGGCGTTTTCGGCGGTTTCTTTGGCTTCTTTGCTTTCCTTCTCTTTTCGGCCTCCTCAGCTCTCGCAGCCCGCTTACTCTCGGCGTCCTTATTCTTCCGGTCCTGATAGCTGTACCAGTATTTCTGCCAGTCAGCCCAATCGTGTATGTAGATCTCATCGCCATACACATCAAGGTACTCGCATTCGATCAGGCAATCGACGATCTCAGTAGGAACAAAAGACTTGGAGAGACCCTGCACGAGAACATCCGCTATCGTTCCGGTGTCGGCATATTGAACGCGACCGGTTCTGTCGCAATTCGTAAGGCCCCAGACCCACAGCCTCACCAGGAGGCCAACCGCTTCATCCTGAGAGCAGCCGATCTTATCGGCGAGGTGCCTTGACTTGCCTCCGAAAACTTGGTCGTGAACGCATACCCACATATCCATCGCCTGCCCTTCATCGGTATCGTCCGCCAGTCACTCACTCTCCGGGTCTTCGCAAGACCTCTGGGTTTCGGATTCGTGCTTTGCGTCGCATACATCGAATAGGCGAGATAAAACTTCGCTGTATACGGACGATCTCATATCACTCGTTGCTTCGATTCCGAACTCTCTGATGATGCTCTTGACAACGGCATTTCCTTCCTCGCGCCCAAATGCCTGCTGGGCTGTGCGGAAAAGAACCTGCCGCTGTTCCTGCGTGATGGGCTCATCGGTGGATGTTCCGTCGGTATCATCAACGATGACGTCGCCATTTGCATCAATGGGAATTGCGCCGGAGGCTATCATTTCGTCCTCGGAGTAGAGGCCCTCATAATCTTTCGGAAAGGCATCGCGAACACACTGGCTGACAGCCACCTTGTTGATCATCGTGGCAGGCTTGGACTTCCAGTTAGCCTGCCCCTTGTTGTACTCGGTAAAGCTGACTTCTTTGAAGGTCGCGCGCTCATTACCGTTACGAGTAAAGAACACTCGGCACCAGCCGCCAATGAGCGTTTCGCCAGGATAAAGGCAGCATCCTTCCTTCTGCACAATATCGTTTCCACGCTGAACAGTGATACCGTCATTTCGATACAGGTAATCGGGATGGTCGAATGCCCTGCGAAGGTAGGCATCCTTGCCGATGACCATCTGCGCCGGGTCGTCCTTGCTGTACTTTATGAGGTAGACCTCACCCTGCGCCAGCGGATTGAGATGCTGTGCCTTGCAGGTGTTCATGAAGAAGACGAGCTCCTGATCGCTGGTCAGATCAGCTCTGCCTCTCACGAGGTACTTCTTCACGAAATCAAGCGTGAGCTCTACGTGGGTGCCGAAAACGTCGTAGCTTACCATAATGGCGTTCTGTTCGGCTTTGCTGAGAGCGGTGTTGTTATCCACGGCCTTACCTCCTGAATCCCATTTTTACGGTTTCTTTGTACTTCACTCCGGGGATCGTGATCGTTCCCCTCGATGCGCGGATGAGGCGCCTGACGGCGGCCTCGTCAACAGGGCGGATGATAACTCCGGCAATCTCGATGGGGACAGAGCTTTGATTGATGGATTCGATCTCCCAATCCTTCGAGGCGACAGCTCCAGTCACCTTCAGCTTCTCAGCCGATGTGGTGGAGTAATTGCATGCATCTTCCATGATGCATGCTTCGGTAAGAGCGGCTTCAGCGGCTTCGGCGTTTCCAGCAGCCTCTGCCTCAGCGGCTTCGGCCAATTTGCGCTCGCGCTCTGCTTCGGCCGCTTTCCGGGCGGCTTCATCGGCCTCTCTGCGTTTCCGATCTCTCTCCTGAAGGAAAGATCCGCAGGACGCCTTGATGATCTTCTCAGCGTTGGTCAGGGGTTTCAGCATTGCGGTCTCCCGGTCGCAGATGGCCTTGTGCGCTTGGTGGGCGCTGTCCTTCATGGGCTTGAAGAATGCCTTGACCTCAGCAGTCTTCTGTTTCAGGGCTCTCCCGAACTCAACAGCGAGCTGGTAGTCGTTCTCGGTCTCAACGATGAAGGCTTCGGCCTGTTTCTCGATGCCGGTGACTTCCTGTGTGAGGGCCTGTTCCTGTTCAGGACCAGGTGCCGGGATTACTGCTACTTTGGTTTCGTTGGTAACGGTGTCCATTTTTTCCTCCTCAAAACTTTTTCTGATAGTTCCGTATGGTCATAAGCGCGGATATGACGGAATAGCACTCCGCGTTCTTTGGGCTGCGGTATACGGTGTATTTGCCGTCTTTCTTCAGGTGCAGAATGATCCGGTCATCAATTCGGACCCCGTGGCTCTCCCAAGCTCTCGCATAGCCTTCGAGCTGTACCATGTAGAGCATCATGTTTACCTGATACGAGGTCTTATAGTCCACAAGGACGTTCTGGCCGTTAATTTCACAGATCAGGTCTGAGGTTCCGGCGTACCGGAGCTGTTTGTGGTACACTCTTGCCTCGGTTCCGATAATAGCTGGCCTACAAACATCCATCCAATCGAGGAAAGCGTCGAAGTAGCCTTTATGCTCATCGGCGATGTCTGCGATCTCAAACTCTAAATAGTTCTCGATGGCGTTGTGGACAGCCGTACCTTTTGCGGAAGCGTTCGCGAGGATGTCAGGGTCAATAGAACCGTAGATTTTGCTGGACAGGGGCTCCATCAGCTTTGTCACGCTCGGAATCTCTATCCCGTTAAGAAGATAGATGTGCTTGCGCTCCTCAAATTCGAGTTCTTTCAGACTTGGCAATTCGGTCATCAGTCATCCTCCTGTGCGACGCGAACACTCACTCCGAACAGGTTGAGGAGTTCATGGATTGGCATTTCGTCGCTGAGGCAATCGGCATGATAGTAATCGCCGCCGATCTCCGCGTACTCGTCTTCAGCATAGATCCCTTCACCGCAATACTTGCAGGTGTATACAGGATCGGGATCAGGCGCGTTCGGGCATCTCGGATGGCACGGGCTCTGCCGGCATATATCACACATGGGCAATCCCTCCAGAGCATACCGTGATCGCCATCCGGGTGAAGTGATCGCGGAGCTCGTTCTCGTAGAGCTGGCCGAGGTAATCCGTGCCTTTACCATTGGCTATGCATTTCTGAGCTGTGTAACGGAGAACTTTGGCTGCGGTATCGGTATCGATCTCAAATCCGAGGGCTTCTTCAGCAGTTTGCTTTGCCTTAGCGAGATCTAAGAGGCACATTTTATACACTCCTTTCGGTCGTTGGTGTTGGTGGCGCTTACCATAGCGCCGAGGTCCGGTAGTTTCATCTTTAAGATCGCGGCGTTCAGATCGGCATCGGTCTCAATGCCGTACCGGTCTTTAAGAACCTGTCTCAGGTAATTCTGGTCAGGCATCATTGCCACCTTCATTCATCAGCCTCGATCCGATGAGCTGGAGCTCCCCGGCTGTCTTAATGAGATCGCTGAGGTAATCCATGATCTCGGCAAGATCAACCTTCTCGTCGTCCGTGATGATACCATCAGCAGTGATGTCGACGAGGGCATCAGTCACGTTCTTTACCTCATCCTGCCGGAGCATCTTCAGCAGCCGAAGCGTCGTGCTTTCCACGCTGTTCAACTCATAAGACGGCAGGCAATGGGCCGTCTGCCCAATCGGGCACTCTTCAGAGCAGTACCACAGCTTCAGCTCAGGCGCTCCATACAGATCAGCCATGAGAACGATCTTGTCAACCGGAATGACCTTCGTAACTCCGGTTTCGTATTCCGCAAGGCTCGAAACGGAAACTCCGAGGAGTTCGGCAGCGCCTTCGCGGGAATACAGCCTGTCGTTGTGCTTTGCAGCTTCTTTCCTGCACTTAAAGCACGGATTCTCGATGGCTTTTCTTGCGTCTCTACCCATTTTCTTTGCCTCCTGCTGTTGGTATACTGTTCTCGAACTAAGAAATGTCAGCTTCGGGGACCTCGATCAGATACGGGTCGGTGATTTCCAGAACCTTGCTGATTGCAGCAGCGTAGTTGATTGACGTGACGCGGCCGTTGATGACAGCGGACGTGTACTCTCGGCTTTTGAGACCGG